GTGAAAGCTCCCCAACCCATCACCATGATACTCATGGCTCTGGTTTTCGGCCTGGCCCTCTCCGATTTTAGCGAGGGCAACAAGCGCCGAGCCTGGTCTTCGCTCTTCGGCCTCTTTGTAGCCGCGTTTCTCCTAACCTGGGGCGGCTTCTTCAAGGGGGCGATTCTATGAGCACACCCACCCTCGAACTTCCCAGCACATCACTACAGCAGCAGGACGACGACGCCCGGAAAGCCGCCTGGCTGGCCGAGCGCCGGACCTGCATCACCGGCACCGACATTGCGGCCATCTTTGGGATGAGCAAGTACGCGAGTCCCATCGACATCTGGCTGAGCAAGAAGGCCCAGCTTGAAGTCGAAGTCAACGACGCCATGGAGTTCGGGACTCGCTTCGAGCGCCCCATCCTGGAGGTCTATGCCGAGCGGACGGGCATCCCCCTCGAGTTCGCAGACCATTGGACACTCCACCATGTTCCCGGATTCCCGCTCCTCGGAGCCTCACTCGACGCCCGTCGGCTGAATGGCGACCGGCGTCCGGTGGACGCCAAGACGGCCGGCTTCAAATCCGACGAATGGGGCGAGAGCGGGTCAGACAACTTCCCGATTGCCTATCAGTTCCAGCTTGCCGTGCAGATGATGGCTTGCGACGAGCCGGAAACGGGCTTCGTGACGCCAGCCGCCGATCTTGCCGTCTGCTTTGGCGGGTACGGAGGTCACAAATTCGCCCCCTACACCCTCTACCGTGACCCAGAGATCGACGCGGCTATTAAAGAGCGCGCCGAGGAATGGTGGCAGAAGCACATCGTCGGCGATACACCACCGGAGCCGGATGGCTCCGAATCCTATGGTGAATACCTCAAGGCCCGTTTCAGGCGGTCCACCGAAATCACCATGCCGGTCACGGCTGAGGTTGCCGAATGGGCGGCTTCCTTGCGCACCGCAATGGAGCGCATCAAGGACGCTGAGGTTGTCAAAGAAGCCGCTCAGCAACGCATCAAGGCGTACATGGGCGACGCCGCGGCCATCCCCGGCATTTGCACCTGGAAGAACAACAAAGACAGCGATGTTATCGACTGGCACGCCGCTTTCGAGTCCTTCTGGTTCGAATCCGCGCCTCAGCATGGCCTCGGCGACAGCGACAAGCTGGAGATCGTCGCAACCTTCACATCAACCAAACCCGGACCCAGAGTGTTCCGGATGAGCAAGTAGAAAGCGAGACTCGCAAATGGCAAACAACGCCGAAATTCAGTTAGCACGCAAGCAGATCGTCGGCCTCCTGGAGAGCCAGAAGGCACAGATCACGATGGCGCTCCCGAAGCATCTGACGGCTGATCGTCTCTGCCGTGTCGCCGTCACCGAGATGAGCAAGAACCCGAAGCTCTTCGAGTGCACACAAACCAGCATCCTCGCCTCGATCATCATGGCCGCGCAGCTTGGCTTTGAGGTCGGCGTCATGGGCCAAGCGTACCTGGTGCCCTACAAGGGCGTCTGCCAGCTTGTTCCCGGATGGCAAGGGTACGTCGATCTGATCTCCCGCGCCGGACGCGCTTCGGTCTGGACGGGCGCGGTTCGTGACGGAGACCTTTTCGATTACACGCTCGGCTCCTCTCCAACCCTCGAACACAAGCCGGGTGATGAAGACGGCGGCGAATTCACCTATGTGTACGCGGTGGGTTGGGTAAAGGGCGCGCAGTGGCCGGTTATCGAGGTATGGAGCCGCGCCAAAGTAAAGAAGCACCTGGCCTTTTACAACAAAGTCGGCGATATGCACTACGCCAAGCAGAACGAAAACAACCTTGAGATGTACGGACGCAAGGTGGCGCTCCTTCAGGTCATGAAGTACATGCCGAAGTCGATTGAAATTCAGAATGCGCAAACCCTTGAACACCGCGCCAGCGATGGGCTTCAGAATCTCACCATCTCTGCGCAGGGCATTCAGGATGCTGAGTTCGTTGACATCAGCGAAGAGTCGCAGCAGCAGCCCGCTTCCACCGGCAAGGCCAGCGCCACCAACCTGAAGGATGCAGTCAAAAGCGCCCGCACGGAAAAGCCGGCCGCCCAGCCTGAAACCCAACCCGCCACACAGAAAGCATCTGCCCCGCGTGCGGACGCCGACGACGGAGCAGAATTCTTCACCAAGTAACCGCAAGCCAAACTGATCGACCCAAGAGAGGACGACATGACAGCAGGACTCGCAGTAGTACCCCAACCGACCATCTTCGAGGCGCGCAACGACGACGCGCCTCAGATGGCCGTGATTGACGACGGCGAAAAATACGCTATCGCCACAGATGACACCCGGCTTCGCGACCTGTTCACCGCCGACAGCGGCCTGGTCCCGATCATCACCGCAATTGAGGGCAAGGTCCGGGCATTTGACCTGGACGTCACAACGGCCAAGGGCCGCGCAGAAATCCGCGCCCTGGCTCACAAGATCACCCGCTCGAAAACCTACCTGGACGGCATCGGCAAAGACATGGTGGCCGAGCTCAAGGATCTGCCCCGCCGCATCGACGCCAATAGGAAAATGATGCGGGACCAGCTTGACGCCCTGGCCGAGCGCACACGCGCCAATCTGACCGCATACGAGGAGCGCACCAAGGCTTTCAGTGACCGGCTGAACCAGATCGACGGCCTGACGGCCACGCTGGCCAGTGCGACGAGCGCAGAGATCGCCGCGCAGATTGAGACCCTGACCAATTCGCCTCTCACTTCCGAGGCTTGGGACGGGTTCTTGGACGAGGCCACGGCCATCACCCGCCGCACCATCCCAATCCTTACCGAGATGTACGCGGCCAAGCGGACGGCGGAAATCGATGCGGCCGAGTTGGCGCGGCTCCGGGCTGAGGCTGCCGAGCGGGACCGTAAGGACGCCGATGCTCAACGGATAGCCGATGCGCAAGAGCGTGGCCGGCGCGAAGCTGAGGCAACAGCGGAACGTGAGCGGCAAGCGGCTGCTGGCCGAGAGGCAGAGGCCCGTCGGGCAACCATCCTTGCAGAGCAAGCGGCAGAGGAAGCCAACCGCAGGGCCAAGGACGCCGAAGATCGGGCGGCGCGTGAAGCCGAACAGGCACGGGCTGAGGCCACCGAAGCCGAGCGCAAGCGTGTGGAAGATGAGGCGCGCATGGAGGCCACCGCAAAGGCATTGCGGGAAGCCAACAAGGAACACACCCGTCAGATCAACTCCGAAGCGCTCGCAGACATTCAGAGCGTAATCGGACTCTTAGCTCTTGTTCCGGAAGAAATGGGCCTGGAAAAGATCGCCCGCGCCGTCACCATCGCCATCATCAAGGGCGAAGTCCGGCACACATCCATCAGCTACTAACCAACCGAAAGAAGGGAGACCGACATGCAAACGGAAGTGAATGTCTATGCCGAGATCATCGATGAAAAGGTGATCGAGGACTGTGAAATCAACGGGGCTTGCGGCTCTTGCCTGTCATGGCTTCGCGCAAGGCCGAGAACCTTTGAGCAGTTAAGGAATCACAAACTCGACTGGTTCCAATGGCTTGCCCACCATACAACCATCCCAGCACTCCTGGACAAGCTCTCGGCTGACAGCGACAACGATGTGCGCCGGGGCGTGGCTGGCAACCCCAACACGCCGGTCAAGGTGCTGGACAAGCTCTCGGCTGACAGCTACTACGATGTGCGCCGGGGCGTGGCTGGCAACCCCAACACGCCGGTCAAGGTGCTGGACAAGCTCTCGGCTGACAGCTACAACGATGTGCGCCGGGGCGTGGCTGGCAACCCCAACACGCCGGTCAAGGTGCTGGACAAGCTCTCGGCTGACAGCTACTACGATGTGCGCTGGGGCGTGGCTGGCAACCCCAACACGCCGGTCAAGGTGCTGGACAAGCTCTCGGCTGACAGCGACAACGATGTGCGCCGGGGCGTGGCTGGCAACCCCAACACGCCGGTCAAGGTGCTGGACAAGCTCTCGGCTGACAGCTACTACGATGTGCGCTGGGAAGCCAAGAAGAACAAGGGGAACCGGTAACTGGAATTTCACCCTAACCCGCAAGGAGACCGACCAATGGCAGAAACAGTGAAGGTTAAAGAGTATCTCCGCTACCAGTTTTCGGAAGAGGAGACGAGGGAAATCGCCAAGCATCTGGCCCTTTCCGTAACCAACAAAACCCGCGCCGAGGAAGAGCAGAAGTCCGCAGTGGCGCAATTCAAGCAACGCATCGAGCTTGAAGTCGCAATGATTCAGCGCCTCTCCAACAACATCAACATGGGCTGGGAGATGCGCGAGATCGAATGCGTCGTCGAGTTCCACAAGCCCAAGCAGGGCATCAAGACCATCATCCGGCTCGACACCGGAGAGATCGTCCGCGAACTGAAAATGTCGGGCGGCGAGTTACAGGAAAAGCTCTTCCCGGCAACCGAAGTTTTATCGGTCACGGATGAAGTCGAGGTCGGCACCGAGGCTGAGACCGAGGACGAAAAGCTGTTCACTAAATAACTCAATAACCGTTGGGCGGTCTACCAGCCGCCCCACAAAAAAACAACAGGAGGGTAATTTGCAAACCCTAACACTTCGCGAACAAGCCGCCCGGATGAATAGCGTGTTGCACCTGACCGCGAAGGCCGCGGCCATCCCTCGGGCGGTAACCATCCTGTCTTATGCGTCGATGCGTCTCCGCTACCCCGGAGACGCGCCGGCGAAGCCCGCTGAGCTTGCCGCCTGTATCCGGCTCCTCAGAGATCACCCGTGGATGCGTGAGCCAGCTTTCGAGTTCCTGAGCGCGGCGAAAAACTCCGCATGGCCTTTGCTCATTGCCGAATGGACGGCGCTTGAAGAAACCGCCCTCGAAGAAATCGGCCTACCCCGCCAATATGACCCCGATGCCTACGCGCCCCGCACCTTCAGCCTAATGCGCGAGATCACCTCTCGCCAATGCGACAAGGCTTTTTGCGGTCATTCCGTCCACCAGCACGCCCGCACCGAGATGGGCCAACCGAGCCGCTGCACCGTCGAAGGGTGCAAATGCAGCTATTTCCTGAAAAGAGGCCGCTGATGTTATCGACAAGACAGTCAGAGAGAGCCCGAGACCGGGGCCTCGACAAGCTATTCACGACGGCCGACTTTGGGCGCGCATACAGCGCCGTGGCCCTGGCCGCATCCCTCAACCATGAACTCACATCCGACGAGGCTTGGAGCCTTCTGGAAGCTGCCGGCGTAACCGGATTCCTGCACCCGAATGTTGTAGGGGCTGCTTTCAGAAGCGCCGCAACAAAGGGAATCATCACCGAGACGAACCGATCACGCAAGTCCAGCCGGGTATCTGCCCACAGAAGGCGCGTGCAGGTTTGGCGGTCACTTCTTTTCATGGGGGTGGCCAATGGGCGCTAGCACAGGAATTGCCTGGACCGACGCGACGTGGAATTGCTGGCAGGGCTGCCACAAGGTCTCGGCAGGCTGCAAGAACTGTTATATGTTCGCCGACAAAAAGCGGTACGGACAGAACCCCGACGTGGTGATCCGCTCTGCCAAGGCGACGTTCAACGCCCCTCTGAAGTGGGCAAAGAACCGCGAGAAGTACGGGCACATCAACCGCGTTTTCGTCGATTCGTGGTCTGACTTTTTCATCGAGGAAGCCGACCCATGGCGCGCCGAGGCTTGGGCCATCATCCGGGAGACGCCGAATCTCACTTACCAGCTTTGCACCAAGCGCCCCGAGCGCATCGCTGCGTGTCTGCCCGCTGATTGGGGAACCGGATACCCCAACGTCTGGCTCATGGTCACTACCGAGAATCAGCCCATGGCCGATCTGCGCATTCCGATTCTGTTGAGCATCACCGCCGTTGTTCATGGCGTCAGTGTTGAGCCGATGGTAGGGCCCGTGGATCTTAGTTGCATCCCGTGGCCGGAAGGTTGGGATGGGCACCCGGACGGATTCGATGCTCTTCGGTTCGATGATCGGAACTCGAAAAAGCGTCTTGCGCGACTCGGATGGGTGATCTGTGGCGGCGAGAGCGGCTGTGAAGCGCGCCCGATGCATCCGAACTGGGCGCGTGATCTGCGGAACCAGTGTGTAGCTGCCCGCGTCCCGTTCTTCTTCAAGCAGTGGGGAGAATGGGCGCCATGGAACGAAAATCACGAAGTTGAACATCTTCACCCCAGCACTCCGACCTGCCTGGTTAAAGCCGATGGCAAGGTAATCCGGCCATTTTGTTACAACGACCGGCCTGGACAGCGGATGGTTCGCATAGGCCGAGATGATGCCGGTTCGCTGCTTGACGGGCGCGAATGGAAGCAGTTCCCGGCGGTGCAAGCATGAGGCCCCGCAGAAAGATACTTCTCTGGAGCCAGCGGGAAGAGGACGCTAAGCTGATTGCCTTCGCTTTGAATACGTCTCTCCACGTTACGACTGAGAGATGCAAAACGGCAAGCAGCCTCATCCTCGCGCTGAGGGCCGACCTAGAAGGAACCGATCTGATTATCCTGGCTGACTCGGGAGACCATGATCTGACTGAGGCTGTCGCAAAACAGGCTCACGGTACGGCTCTCCGCGTCCCCATCCTCGTCCTTGCGCGGCTCAAGGAGAAATCTCCCTTGGACGTCGAGGCCGCATCGCTCATCCTTCCCTATGGAACGAGCAACGCTGATCTATTCGAGCGCGTCAAGGTCATGACTGCTCGGAAGCGCGGCCCACGGAAGGCAAATCCACCTGTAGCCGTTGCGGAGGTTGCATGAGGCCCTACCGCTTCGCATTCGAGCGCGCCCGCTACAGCGACGCCTACCTCCTTGGATGCGTATCCGAGGCGGCTGTCCAGAAGGCCGCGCTGGAACTCCTCACCATTCACCGCATCCCCGCGCTGGCCGTCGACGCTGGTGGCGCCAGACTGCGCGGGGCCGTCGGGCGCGCACTCCGCCGCGGCGGAATCAGCAACGCTCGGCAGTTCCTGGGCAGGACACAGGGCGCATGCTCTGCCGGCCTATCCGACATCCTGGGCACCCTCCCCGGCGGGCGGGCGCTTTATGTCGAAGTCAAGGCCCCGGAGTGGCTTACCACATCACCTAAGACCGGGCGGCTGATCCAAAAGGCCGAACCGGGCAAACCAACCGACGACCAGCTTGCCTTTCTCGACACCATGGCTGAGGCCGGTGCGCTTGTGGGCATCATCTGGTCAACGGACGATCTAAACGAAATTCTGAAAGGGAAATACTGATGGCCGCTAAATGGCAGCAATGGATGCCACTCAAAATCGACGCTTTCCGAGCAAGCCCTGCGGTACAGGCGATGCACCCGGCGGCGCGGGCAGGTTACCTCTACCTACTTCTGTCGGCATGGCAGACGGACGATTGCACCGTTTCAGCGGACCCGCTCGACCTCGCAGAAACGAGCGGCTTGGGGGATGAGATTTGGGCCTTGTATGGAGCGAGAATCATTCGCAAGTTTGATGAGGTTGAGGGCGGGAAACTGCGCAACTCCGTCCTTTATGCGGAATGGCTGGATGCCAGAACCATCTTTGAGAACCGTGGCAAGTCTTTTGAAAAGATCAACGCGGGGCGGAGGCGCAACAAATCTGAGGCATCTCCGGAGCTAAAAGAAGACGAAGATGTGACGGACTCGCAACCAAAAGGCAACGATACTGACTCAGTATTGGCACATAACTGTATCAGTATCGAGACAACAGGGACACTAACAGAGACAGTAACAAGTACAGAAGTACAAGAACAAAAGCCTCTGTCGATTCCATCGACCGTCCCCGCTGTGAAATCAGCAGTGGTGATCACGATCTGGAATACGCTCACCGCAGGAAAACTCCCCCAAGCCAAAAGCACACTCAAGCGCCAGACGGTGATTCAAACCCGCCTCAAGGAACCCGGCTGGTTGCCGGACTTCCGAGCCGCATGCGCTTTTCTGGCCGAAACGCCCTGGTATACCGGGGCGAATGACCGTGGCTGGGTAGCAACGATCGATTACGCGTTACAGGCAGGCAAAGCAACGGAACTGGCCGAGAAGGCCACGCAACCGCAAAGGCAAGGAGCCTCGAATGGCAGCGGCAAGCAGCATCACAGAAGCGGGAGTGACCAGCGCTACATCGAGCAACTTACCGCTCGTGATGAACGGCGGGTGCATGAAGCCGCAGAACAGTCCGAGGCCCCTTTGCCGCAGTTGCAATAAAAAGCCCTCCATGGGCGAATCAGAGCCTGGGTTCGAGGGTTTGTGCTGGGGCTGCTTTGAATATGCGCTGGCAATTCAGGACGCTGAAGCTGAGGCTAAGCGCTCCGAGTCTGACCTTGAGGCGCTGGTTACCGAGGATCTTCTGAAAGTATTCGGCCTTGCACCACGCGAGTGCAAAGCCGACTGGCAAAAGGTTCCTGAAGCCATCAAGCGGGCAATGCCGCGGCTTACCTTGCTATCACTCAGCGGTGGCAACATTCCCACGACCGGGTTCGGGCTAGGCGCTGACACCGGCTCGGGAAAAACGATGGCCTTGGCGGCAATTCTGCGCGGCTTCCAGCGGGCCTACCGCAAGGCCTACATCGTCCGGCTGGTGGAGGAGACGTGGAAGTACGGGAAAGAGGCCAACGTGAAGTTTCACCATCAGGCCGTGTGGCTGAGTTGGCCCGACAGCGTGACTGCCATCCGGGTACACGCCATCGACGGGGGTGCTGAGCGAATCCTTGAGCGCGCTGAATCGGCTCCGCTGCTAGTGCTTGACGATCTCGGCCGGGAGCGCATCAAGGGCGCGTATGTGGACGACTTCGCAGCCTCTCAGCTTGACCGGCTGGTGAATCACCGCTACCGCGAAGAACTGCCAACGCTTTGGACAACCAACCTAACCGAATTGCAACTGACGGAAATCTACGGCGCCGCGCTGGTATCCCGGCTCACGGAAGATGCGCCGCTGATCTGGCTCGACAAGCTGCCGAGCATGAGGATTCGAGGATGAAGCCCCCGCCCTTGCATGTCCCGCTTTCGACCCTCTACCTGTGCGTCGAATGTGACAACGTCACAAATGCGGCTGGGGTCTGCCCGTCCTGTACCTGCCACCAGCTTCTTTCCTTGGCGGTGATTCTATCGCGGGAGGAGCAACCGGGCTCCAAGGCAGGGCATCGCATCTGTTCTGTGTGTGATTGCCGAATCCGCCGGCATGACCGCTGGTACTTCGGCGCTGACCGGCGTCCACGCCACAACGACTGCGACGCGCCAAGCGGGACGCCGCTTCCGGAGATGGGAAGGCTGCTGTGACAGATCAGCTGATGTTCCCGATGGGCACGCTTCACGTCTGCCCCAAGTGTGGCGTCGAATACCGCTGCGACGAAGAGGATTGCGTCGGGCAACCCGGAAGTGACTCAGTAAAGTGCCCGTCTCACTCCGACTTCTATAGCCCACATTCGCAGTGGGGAGACCACCGCGCAAGGCGTGACCCGGTTTGGGCGGCGAAGCTGGCGCGCATCATGGCCCGGCAGAGAAGTTGCAGCCAACCGCTGCAGGAAAAGAGTCCATGCGACCTAACCCGGCTTGATGAGGTGATGTCATGACCTGGGAGCAAGCGCTCGTGAGCAGCCAGATAGAAGTCAACCGGGCGATGTTTGAGATGAATAAGCCTGGAATGATTGGGTCACTTCGCCTCGAGCCCATCAGCCACGTATACATCCGCGAAAAGATAAAAGCGGCGATCAGGGATCTTCAAGAAGCCGACGCGGGTCTCCCGATACCTACTCAGTTGAGACTCTTACCGATTGAACAGTTGGACCAAAGAGCCGACGCCGACGAGGACGAAGCGTGAAGCGCTCTCCGCTCACCCGCAAAACACCCATCCGCAAGCGCCGCCCAGGCCCACCCCGCCGCGGCCAGCCTACAGCAGCCGAGAAGTCTGCCATCCGCCTCAAGGTCTACGAGCGCGCCGGCGGCCAGTGCGAATTGCGGCTTTTGCCTGACTGTATCCGGGGCGTATTGCCTTGGGACGGCCCGGACCCGTGGAGTCACGGTCACCTGGTTCACGTCCGGTCACGCGGTGCTGGTGGGAAGTGGACGCTGGAGAATTGCCGCTGGGGCTGCTGGCGCTGCCATCTCGTCGGGATGCACGAGAAAGGGATTTCAGCGCCGGAACTGGCAGTTTTTGAACAGAATTCCACGCTAAACTTGCAACAAATGAAGAAAACTGTTGCAAAAAAGACACAATCGACCCCTTGGCGCAACCGGATTGTCGGGCACGGTGAAGAGGCCCCCGACCAACTCCTGGCCAACCCCGGCAACTGGCGGATTCACCCGGACGCACAGCAAAAGGCGCTGGTCGGCATCATGTCTGAGGTTGGCCTGGTGCAATCCGTCATCGTGAACCAGCGCACCGGGCATCTGGTCGACGGCCACATGCGCGCCTTGCTGGCCATGAAGGCCGAGCAGCCGACCGTTCCGGTGGTCTACGTTGACCTCTCGCTCGAGGAAGAGGCGAAGATTCTGGCCACCATCGACCCGATTGCGGCGATGGCCGCGACTGACCAGGCGCAACTTGCCAGCCTACTGCATGACGTGGAAACCGACGACGCGGCGGTTCAAGCGCTGCTTGACCAGCTTGCGGCCACGATCAACACCGAGACGCTGGACCCGACTGAAGGGCGCGACGACAGCGGCGGGGCAGAGCGCGTTCCTGTGATGAAGTTCGGCAGTTACAAAATCCCAATATCCGTAGAAGAATCCTGCAACCTGGGCAGGTTGGCCGAAAAATATGCGGAAGCCCACGGCGCGTTTTACGGGTTTGCGGCCTATCTGGTGAGCCATGTTTCAGCCTGACTTCCCCACAGCGAACCTGCACGGCGCGGCCTATAACCCCCGCGCCATTGCCCCGGATGCGCTCGACCGCCTAAAGGCCAGCATCGCGACCATCGGGTTCGCCAAGCCGATCATCTGCACTCAGGCCGGGCTTATCGTTGCCGGTCACCAGCGCGTCAAGGCGTCACGAGCTGTCCAACGCGAGACGGTCCCGGCCTTCGTCCTCAAAGAGATCACCACTTACGACGAAATCCGGTTCAACCAACTCCACAACGGGACGGACATCGACGACATAGACCACCCGGTCACGGTGGCTGAGTCCGCCGTCCTGGGCTTTTCCAAGGTTCCAGCCGTGAACATTCACGGCAATCTACGCAGTATCGGCGCGGCGGTGCGCAAGGAAATCTGCCGCCTGGTCCTGAAGTACGGCGCATGGGGCGGTGCGGTGGCAACCCAAAGCGGAAACGTGGTCAGCGGGCAGCAATATGCCTTAGCTTGCAAGTTGTTGGGGATAGGCTGCCGGACCTTCTACGTCCCTGACTCGGCCGAGGGAGACGCCCGCGCATACTTCGGCGCGCATTACGGCGAATTCAGCTACGATCATCTCCCGCGCACGACCTGGATCCAGACCTTCGCGCAAATGATGCGACTGCGGAACGATGATAGCCCGGAGCGCAAGCAGAACGCCTCAACCCTCTACCGGACCATGGTTCTACCGGCCATCACCAAAGACCAGCGGATTCTTGACTTTGGATGCGGCCAGGGCGATTATGTCCGCGATCTGCGCGCCAAGGGCTACCGGATCCAGGGCGTGGAGTTCTTCTTCCGCAAAGGCAACGCGATTCACCCCGCGGCTGTCCACAAGATGTGCGATGACCTTTGCCGGTCACTGCGCATGGACGGCTTTTTCGACGTGGTTGTGTGCGATTCCGTCCTCAATTCCGTGGACACAGCGCTCGCCGAGCATGACGTGATGGTCTGTTGCAACGCCTTGGCGAAGCCGGGCGGCTCTGTTTTCATGAGCGGGCGGCGCATGGACAAGGTCATAGGGCAGGCGCGCTACACCAAATCCTTGAGTCCTAACCGCTTCGTCGAGTTCACCGACAAGGACGGATTCACTGCTCTCTATCGCAAGGGAGCATGGTTCTACCAGAAGTTCCACCGGGAATCCGAAGCCCGGAAGCTCATGGCTGACTGGATTGGTCCATGCGAGGAGTACCAGCAGAACCAATCGACTTCTTTTCAGATGTTTGCGCGTAAAACAGTCACAATCGCGCCCGAATTTGCGATAGAGTCATTGCGACGCGAATTCAACCTGCCCTGGCCGGACGGGAAAAGCGTAGGCAAAGGGCAGCAGATCGTCGAGGCATACCAGCGGGCCATGGCTATCGGCGGAGGTGAGGCGTGATTATTCGTGCAACCGGGACCGAGCGCCAGTTCGAAGCCTTCAGATACCTGTGGGCAAAGTACGTGCGCGGTTTCAATCAGCGCGATCATTGCGCCCGCTGCCTGGTGGGGTCGTTTTCCAAGGTGGTCAAGCCGACGATGGGGCCCGGCGATCACGTACTCGACGCCCCTGCGACCGATTGGGAGTACTTCTACCTTTGCGGCGTGACCCGGCACTGGCACACCAACCTGCATCTGGCCGCTCGCCGATCTCAGGGCAACGTGGCCCGCGTGACAGCCTTCAATGGGGCCATCTTCGAGATTCCCAGCTTCGAAGCCATCCCGATCAACCCGCTGCCGGTTGGCTTTCGCGGGATGAACGCCTACTTTACCACCTGCCGGAACTGGCAGTTTGGAGTCCAGCAGTACGCGCCGGTCACAGAAGCCGAACGCATAAGGGAGGGAACGTGGCAGACCTAAACAGGCAAAAAGCCAAACCGGGGCGCGTGGGCCGTCGCGAGAAGGTCCAACAGGCCCTCAACCTTCGAGCGGCTGGTGGAAGCTATTCAGCCATCGCCGAGACCATGGGCTTGAAGGGCAAACAGGCGAGAGTGCGGGCCTACGAGCTTGTCATGGAAGGCCTGGCAGACCTGGAAGCCCGCGTTAAGGAGAGCGCGGCGCGCACCAGGGCGATTGAGTTGCTGCGGTGCGACACGCTGATGCTTAAGCTCTGGCCAAGTGCCAGCAACCCCCGCGTGACAGACTCGATTCTCCGCGTGATGGAGCGACGGGCAAAGCTGCTGGGCCTGGATGCCCCGCAAAAGGTAGCGCAGACCACACCTGACGGTGAAGCCCTGCCGCCCGCGCTTGACCTGTCAAAGCTCACAGACGAGCAACTGGCGGGGCTGGATGCGATCTACGCCGCTGGCGCGCCGCAACCCAGCACAATTCTTGAGGAGGTTTAATGGAACATTCTTGCCGTACCTGTCACGTCGGAATCCTCGCAGCCACAAACCTACGAAAAGCCGACATTTCTCATTGCTCAGATTGTATCGGGACAGAAATACACCCTTCCTGGGTAGCCGCACTCCCTGAAGATGGTGAGTACCCGGCCAAAACTCAAGACGAGCAACTGGCAGAAATTCTAGATGAGGCCTGACCGTGAACCTGCTCCCCATTCTCGCCGCCGACGCTCCTCAGATGTCCCTTTGCGGAATATGCCCCGTTCCAGGCGCGTGCTGCAAGGGGTTCAAACTATCCGAGCCGAACGAAGATGGGGAACGGTGGAACCCTACCTTTTGGGTTGATTCGTGGGAAGCCGATGCCTCCAAGTGGCTTCAGGATAAAGAGCTTGATTTTGTGCCCGCACGTCCGGCGGAAACGTGGACCGCCGCCGATGGCCGGGAATATTGCACTGTGCAGTTCGATTGCTCCCACATCACAGAAGAGGGAAAGTGCGGCATTTATGCCACGCGTCCGCGCCTTTGCCGCGTCTATCGCCCTCTCTCTGACCCGCTTTGCAAGTTTCCGCTGGTGGCCTAATGGACCTCATCCCCTACGAGGCGATCAAAGCGGAGATGGCGCGCCGTCGCCTGTCGGAGTTCGTCCGTCAGGCATGGCCGATCATCGAACCCTCGACGCCGCTGGTCTGGAACTGGCACCTGGACGTCATCTGCGATCACGTCCAAGCCCTCGTAGAAGGCCGTCTCTCCAAGCGCAACCTCATCATCAACGTCCCGCCCGGCTCCATGAAGTCCACCATCCTGTCGGTTTGCCTTCCGCCGTGGATATGGGCGCAGACGCCAAACGCGGACAATGACCTGGGCCCGGCCTGGCGCGGAACCTTCGCCAGCGGCAACGGCGAGATTGCCATCCGCGATTCGATCAAATGCCGCGATATCCTCGACTCGGCATGGTATCGGCGCGCCTTCACCCCCAAGTGGGGTTTCACTCGAGACCAGAACGCGAAAAGCCATTACAAGAACAGCAGCACCGGTTTTCGGCGCGCAATCTCGGCCGGGAGCAAGATCACCGGAACACGGTCACACGCAATCATCGTTGACGACCCGAACGACGCGGCGGAAGCCTACAGCAAGCCTGCCCGCGACGCAATCATCAACTGGTGGGACAATGCCGCGGCTAACCGCCTGGCCAACATGATGACGGGCGTGCGCTGCATCATCCAGCAGCGATTGCACGAGGAGGACTTAACTGGCCACATCCTAGCCACCGACGCCGAAGAGTGGGAAGTCCTCATCATCCGCGAGGAGTACGAGAACCCCAAGCCCACAGACCCGGACTGCCGGCCAACGTCGCTCGGCTGGACTGACCCGCGCACGGTTGAGGGTGAGCTATTCTTCCCGGCCCGCTTCCCGCAAAATGTTCTCGACTCTGAAAAGCGTCGTCTGGGGTCTGCCGGTTATGCCGGCCAGCACCAGCAGCGCCCGTCACCGGCAGAGGGGCAAATCTTCAAGCGCAGTACTCCAGATGGCCGTCAGTGCGTTGGCACCTTCGTCTGTGCCGATAATCTGGCGCGCATGGCGACGCTGGGCGAGGACAAAAAGCCCATCAAGGTCTACAAGCGAATCATCCTCAGTGGCGACACGGCGTTCAAAGAGAAGGAAGAGAACGACTTCAGCGTGGTTTTGGCCGTCGGTGAGCGCATGGACGGACGTGGCTACGACCTGCTGGACCGCTGGAAGGACAAGGCCGGGTATCCGGAACTCAAGCTGCGCGTCAAGGCTATGAACTCTCAGTGGCACCCGCAAGCCTTCCTGATCGAGGACAAGGCCAGTGGCCAGAGCCTCATCCAAGAGCTACGGCTTGAGTCGGCAATCCCGCTGGTCCCGATCAAGGTTGACACAGACAAGGTCACCCGCGCCCATGCCGTCGTACCGACGTGGGAGGCCGGTAACGTCTTTGTTGACCCGTCCCTCCCTTGGGTTGCTGACTTCCTCGACCAGCTTTACGGCTTCCCGAAGCTGGCCCATGACGATGATGTGGACGCTTTCACCCAGGCGCTTAACTACCTGCACCACGGTTTTGATGGTCAAGGAGTCGTAGATTATTACACTCGGCTGGCTCAGGAGATGCTTGCGGGCCAAAAAACGGGCTAAACTGTTGCAGACGAGGTACGGTCTGTGGCTGAAAAGACACACTCTCAAGATCATTCGGAAGATGACAGTCTGACCCTTGGGCAGCGTGCCCGCCGGGATGGAGTCATCGGCGCATTGCCGACACCGCCGGAGGTTGATACCCTTGAAATCCCCAAGGACATTGCCAAGATGCTCGACCGCTACGCAGCGGCGCTGGGCGGCGAGTATCTCTTCCCCGTCTCCCGTCAACAGGCCTGGGAGCGGTTGGCGCGCACATTCCTACCCAAGGAGGGCGCAGCATCGTGAGCCAAACGATCAATGACATAATCTCCTTCGCCGTTTTGACTGGCCTCTTCGGCCTCATTGGTTGGATTATCTGGTTTGATCGGAGGCGCATGGATGGCCAGTAAGCCCGTACAATCTCGCGCAGATAAGGGCGGCGGCAAGCTGCTGCCTATCGAACTCGACATGCTGGCCCAGGCGACAGGCCAGCCGCGCACTCAGGTTGATTCATGGTTTGGACCCGGCGCGCCGATGACCTCGCAAGCGCCCGAGGAGGTACAGGGTAGGCGCTTTGACTACCCGTTCAGCACCAACTACAACCCCAAGCCGCGCTCCGAGTCGAACGAAAACGCCATTGACTTTTACACGTTGCGGCGCATGGCTGACCCCACGCTGGGCGGTCTCGACTTGCTCCGGTTGGCTATTGAGACCTGCAAAGACAAGATGGCCGGCCAGAAGTGGCAAATCATGGGCCGCGACGGCAAGGACGGCGGCGACAAGGCAAAGCGCATCATTGACCTGCTGGCCGAACCCGACGGAATCAGGGACTTTGCAGCATGGCAGCGCATGATCCTGGAGGACCATTACGTCCTCGATCATCCGGCGATCTACATCAAGCCGACAAACAAAGGCATCTTTCTGCCGACACCCATTGCGGGCGAGACGGTCAAGCCGATTATCTGGGTTGACGGTGATGTGCCGTTCCCGCCGCTGCCGGCCTACCAGCGCTACTTGAAGGGCATGGCTGGTCCGCAGTACACCCTTGACCAGATGATCGTCAGGCCCTACAACCCACGCCCGAATCGCATCTACGGCATGGGGCCAGTTGAGCAGTGCCTCAACATCATCAACCTCAGCTTGCGCCGGATGCTTCACCAGACGGAGTTCTACACCGACGGCACGATTCCCGATGCGCTGTTGATTGCGCCCGCCGGGATGAACCCGGACCAAGTGAAGGACTTCCAGAGCTATTGGGACATCGTTCTGTCCGGCCAAACGGCTATGCGTCGTCACGGCATGTGGGCTCCGGCAGGGACGGAGTACAAGGCCACAAAGACGGAAGACCTGACCGGCGCTATCGATGAGTGGCTGGCGCGCATCATCTGCTGGTGCTTCAGTGTGTCGCCGCAGGCGCTCGTCAAACAGCAGAACCGGGCAACGGCTCAGACGGCCAAGGAGACGGCACAAGAGGAAGGCATCGAACCGCGCAAGCTCTGGTTCAAGAGCCTGATGGACACGCTGATTCGGCGCTGCTACAACGCGTCTGACCTTCAGTTTGCCTGGCAGGATGAAGAGATCACAGACCCGCTGGTAAAGGCGCAGGTCTATCAAATCGCACTCGGGGCCGGTGGAAGCAAACCGTGGATGACGCCTGACGAAGTGCGCGATATGGGCTATGGGATGGAACCGATGTCGGACGAGCAGAAAGAAGAGCTTGCCCCACCTCCTCCTGTAGCACCAATGTTGCCGGGAGCAAACCAATCCGGCGGCAAACCGGGGGCGGTTGACGAGTCGGCCTCCCAGCCACCCCCGGCAAAGAAACCCGGCAACAACCCGGTAAAAACCCCGCCTAGAGCTGGCGCGGTTCAAAAAAAAAAGCGTTCGGATACCCTGACGCCCATTGACCGTGAGCGCCCGACCGTACTCAAGGCGCGCAAGGCAATCGAGGGCATCATGCGGAAGTCCTTCGATGCGCAGAAGAAAAAGGCTGTTGCCATCGGCAAGGACGTGCTGGGCAAGGTGGCCAAGGCCGCAGATGACGACCCGTTCGAGGGCATCATCAGCGCGGCGGCCCTCAAAAAGCTACGCGCCGATCTCCAGGAAGCACTTGAGGACATGGCGCAGGACGGCGCCAGCGAAGGATTGAATCAGGTTGTGGGCCTCATTCCAGGCGGCGGGGGTACAGGCGGCGGGGGTAACAGCGAAGCGCTCGACGCCATGCTCAACCAAGCTAACGAAAAAGCTATCGCCTGGGCGTCCGATCACGCCGCCGACCTTGTGACACAGATCAACGATACCACCCGCGCCGGGCTGAATGAGTTGGTGGAGACTTCGCTCAAGACTGGCCTGACCAGCGACGAGCTGGCGGAGGCGATTCAGGACTATAGCGGATTCAGTGATTACCGGGTAGATATGATTGCCCGCACAGAGGCAAACATCGCTGACCGGGCCGGAAATATCGCGGGCTGGAAAGAGAGTGGAGTAGTCAAAGGGCGTCGCTGGCAGGCGGCTGGTGATTGCTGCGATGCCTGCACTGACCTGGACGACGAGGTTGTAGGGCTTGATGAGTGCTTTGATGGTGAGGATTTCCCCGGCGAGGGGATACACCCGAATGACAGGTGCACAGAAACCGCCGAAGTCATGACCCAAGACGAAATCGACGCCGCCACCGAGGAGGAGTGATGCAGCTATCCAGCGACAGCACCTGCAACTATCACCAATGCGACCAAACCGGCCACTCCGTCTGCAAGAAGGTCTACCAGCACTACAACCGCCTGATTGCGGCCATCGTTCCATACCTTCCCTTGCTGCCCGATGAAGAAGCCGACAGAATCCGTGCCATCATTGCCGAGAACCCGGACACATCAACCACAACCTAACGCTACACACTAGACGGTGGCACCTTGAAAAGCGTCGCGCTGACCTAAAAACCAGCTTTCGGCAGGGTGTGTGCCGGTTTTTGAGCCTCACGCGCTCATATAATCACCCCAAGCGAGTCTCCAAACCTGAATTATTTTTCACCCCGTCGAACCCGGCGGGGTTTTTCCTTGCCATTTTCGTTCTACACTGTGTCTGTTTAGCCACAATCTGTGGCGTAAAGAGGACGCATGGCGAAGGCTCGGATGTTCGGCCAGATCACCAAGGTTGAGGACATGGGCGACGGAACCCGGATGGTTTCCGGCATTGCCAGCACCCCGACGAAGGATTCCGAAGGCGAGAGCTTCACCGGAGACTGCCTGCGTGGGGCCATTCCAGAATACATGGCCAAACGGCGGGCGGTTCGCGAGATGCATCAGCCTATCGCTGCTGGTGTGACCACTGAACTGTACGTCGATAATGACGACGTTACGCACATCACCGCGCATGTAGTTGACCCGGTCACGGTCCTCAAGGTCGATACCGGAGTTCTCAAGATGTTTTCGATTCAGGGCAACATCCCACCCGGCGGCCGCGATAAAAACGACCGAAAAATCATTCACAAGCTGAATTTACGCGAGATTTCGCTGGTCGATGTTGGCGCGAATCCTGACTGCGACGTTACCGAAGTCGTCAAGCTGGACGGAGACGACGAAGAGGAGGCCCAAGTGGCTAAGAAAACCGAAGTGACTACCGCCGCGGCTGATGCCACGGTCGAAGCGGCCACCGAGACGGCGGTCAAGGTTGAGGCGGCTTCCCCCGCCCAGGGCGACACGGTGAAGAAGGGCCTGTACGGCGTCTCCCGCTTCGCCGAACTCCTGGCCTCGCTCGGCTATCAGGCCAGCGATGCGCAGAGCGAGAGCGTTTGGGAGGGCGACAATTCCCCCATCCCTGCTCAGATGCGCGCCTGGCTGCAATCGGGCGCGGAGATCCTCAAGGCTATGACCGAGGAGGAGACGAACGAACTGCTGGCCTCTCTGACGCCGCCCGAACCGGCACCGGTTGCCGAGATCATTGCCTTGGCTAACACCAAGACGGGCGACGATCCGGTCGAGAAGAAGGGCGCGAAGTTCAGCGCAGCCACGAAAGGGAAGCTCGCAGAAGCCCACGATCACATCCAGAAGGCGGCTGACTGCATGAAGGACAGCGGCTATGCGGACGAGGCGAAGGCCGAAGGCGCGACCGAGGGTGAGGATACCGTCGCCAAGTTGGCCGGCCTGACGGATGAAGTTTCTAAGGTCAGCGCCGAGCGCGACGCCCTGAAGGATACCGTGACCAAGCTCCAAGGCGAGGCCACGCAGCACCAGGCCGCGCTCGACGAGATCGTCAAGGGCATGCAAGCCAAAGGATTCCTCGTCATGCCGGAAAAAGGCAAAGAGGGAGACATTTCCAAAGCAGCGGGTGTGGAGGCCGAACCCACAGAGCCGCTGGATGTGATTAAGAAGGTTTTCGCATCCGGCCCCACAATCCACCCCCGCGCCTAAAAAGCGAGGGCAACCCAGCCGAGGAGGCTACGAACATGAGTATGCAAGAGACGCTGGACCTCGTAAAAAAGGCCCTCAGTGAAAACGGAACCGATGTGGTTTCGAAGGCGTTCACCCAGGCCACCGGCCTCGTAGGTTACGACCTGCAAGCTCCCGCGCTGGCCCTCTACCCGTTCGTCGCGGCAATGACCATGCTGCGCAACGACATTCCCCGCGTAGGCGGCGGCGGCGATACGGCGACTCGCTGGAAGGCGATCACCGGAATCAACACCGGCAACACGCATCCGGGCGTCTCTGAAAGCAATCGCGGCGCTACGGTAGCCACTTCGACGGCCAGCTACACCGCTGCGTATGTCGGCCTTGGCCTGGAAGATTACGTGAGCTTCGAGGCTGACTATGCCGCCGTGGACTTCGACGACCCGAAGGCCCGCGCAACCCTCGGCTTGCTCCGCTCCCTGATGATTCAGGAAGAGGGGATGCTGCTCGGCGGAAACGCCAGCCTGGCGCTCGGCACCACTCCTACCCCGTCGCTCTCTGCCTCCGGAAGCGGCGCAACCCTGCCGGCCTTGACCTACGGCGTTATCTGCGTTGCGCTGACCCACCAGGGCAACAGCCGGTCTAGCTTGGCGAATGGCGTTATTGGCCAGATCACCAAGACCAACACGGACGGTAGCAGCGACACCATCAACGGCGGCGCGGCTCAGAAGTCGGCAGAGGCTACCCAGGCCGTCACCCTCGGGCAGACGCTATTCTGCTCTGTGGCTCCAGTTGAGGGCGCGGTTGCCTACGCGTGGTTCATCGGCGCGGCTGGCGCTGAGCATCTGGAGTTCATTACCTCAATCAACAGCTTGGCGGTTACCGCTCCTCTGAACGGAACCCGCCAGCTTGCCTCCGCCCTCACCGCAGCCGACTACTCGAAGGATGCCGTCTACAACTACGACGGTATGCTCTCCTTCGCCAAGGTTGCCAACAACGCAATCAGCGTTGCCTTGGCCACCGGCACAGCCGGCACCGGTACTGGGCTGACCGCAGACGGCGCGGGCGGCGTGCAGGAAATCAATAACCTCCTGCAGAATATGTTCGACACCAGCCGCATCGGGCCTTCCGATCTGCTGGTTTCGAGCGCCGGAATCCGCACCATCAACAAGCTCTGCATCGGCAACGGCGGCGCGCCCCTCTTCCGGTTCGTTATGGACGACAAGGGCGGAGTCTCCGGGCTGGCTGCTGGCGCCACCATCGGTTCGTACCTCAACCCGATCACCAACACTCTGATTCGCGTCAGGGTTCACCCGAATATGCCCGCCGGTACGATTCTCGGCTACTGCCGCGAAATTCCGTACCCGCTGAATGGCGTCGGCAACGTGTTCCAGGTGAAGACGCGCAAGGAGTACTACAGCCTCCAGTGGCCTTTCAAGAGCCGCAAGTTCGAGTACGGCGTGTACGCGGACGAAGTTCTCCAGCACTACGCGCCGTTCTCGCTGCTCAAGCTCTACAACGTCGCCAACGCCTAAGCGCAAGGGCGTAACAAGTGGGGCATGGCGCGGTAACCGCTATGCCCCATTTCACAGGAACCGGGTTGGGAAAGTGGTAATCCGCGGGGCTCATACTCCCGAGACGCCGGTTCAAATCCGGCACCCGGAACCAAAAGAGAGGGAAGAATATGAAGCTCTATCACGATAACGCCACCGGATGCGCTTGGAACGGCGAGAGTTACAAGCCTGACGAAACCGGCGCTTTCGATGTTCCCGAGGAAGCCGTCCTCGATCTGCTCTCGCACGGTTTCACCACCGACCCCGGCACCGAACCTGAGGCTGCCCCCGTGAAGGCCACCGGCCGCAAAACGAAGGCCGCAAAGGCCACCGACCCCGGCACCGAACCTCCTGTAACGGAGTAAGCGATGTGCAGCTACAGCTATTACGAAATCATGCAGCGCATCACCAAAGAGCAGCGCGGCCAGATGGATGCCGCGGCGAAGCGCCTCGCAAAGAAGGGCAAGTAGATGGCTGACCCAGGCGATCTGACGACTCTCACAAGCGTGAAGACGTATCTCGGAATCACCGCCGACACGGCAGACGCCAAACTGTCGCCGTTCATCACCGCCGTCAGCGCCTGGATTAAGTCATACCTCAACCGGGACATCCTTTTGACGGACTACACCGAGACGTTGAACGGCACGGGTGGCCGGCAGATCATGACCGCCAACTATCCGGTTACGGCCATCACTCAGGTGCTGGTGGATGGCGTTGACGTGACCGCCAGCGCGGTTAGCGATGGGCGGCGCACAATCGGCCTTGTCGTGCGGCCAGCGGGTACTTCTATCTGGGATATTCCCATCTTCCGCCGCGACATTATGAACGTCGTTCTGAAGTACACCGCCGGGTTCGCAACCGTCCCATTCGATCTTGAGCATGTCGCTTGCCGCATCGTCGCCTGGGGCTACAACGAAAGCTCACGGATAGGGCAAATCAGCAAGAGCATAGGCGGTGAGGTTGTGGCTTTCTCGCAGTTGTCTATTCCGAACTGGGCCAAGGATTCACTCAACAACTGGAAGAAGGTCGTCGGTTGATTACGATCACAGGCCAAGTCGTCGGTTCGGAGCTTGTGCAAGCCAAGCTTGAGAGGATCAGCGCCGCACGACGGGAGCGCGTGCGCATGACGGTGAACGCGCTGGGTATTTCCCTGCGAAACCTCGTAGTCAGCAAATACCTCAACGGGCCTCGCCCTGGGCATCTGGGCGTTGGGCGGACGGGATTGCTTTCGGGGAACATTAGCGACCTGCCCAGCGAGGACGGCAACAGCTTCAGCAGCAGCGTGGGAACGAATGTACCCTATGGCCGCTACTGGGAAAAAGGCTTTGACCGCAAGGTAGGCGCTGGTGCGCGGGGCGGTCCCCAAAAGCCTATGACCAGCCTTGCTGAGATGAAGTACCAGGCCAAGCACCCACCGGGAACGAAGCATGAAGACGCCCGGCCATTCCTCACCCCAGCCCTGGCCGACATGAAGGAAGAAATTCGCCGCCGGCTGGCCCGTGCGATGGGAGGGGAATTGTTATGAGCATGCAGTTGCCGCTCGAGCTGCGTACCGGTCGCCGCGAGATGCGGAAGACACAGTATGCCATCAAGGAAGTCCCTGTCGAGGCTGTGCGCAATGTGCTCACCGGAAAAGGGCCGATCTGGGATGAAGCAAGGGCCGTCTGCCGCAATGCCTACTACCGCGACGTCCACGGAAACCTTCGCCGTATATCACCCAAACTGAGCAAAGTGCTGAGCAAAAAGGAGCGCCGACATGGCTCTTAACCGCGAAGCCATCTTCGTTGCTCTGAATGCGCGCCTTGCGTCTGTGGCTGGCATGGCTGGCCCCTGTTCCCGCAAATGGGCAAGCTACAGCGACACGCCGCCTGAGACACAGCCCGCACTCTTCCTTGCCGCTGGTGACGAACAGGCCGGTGGTGACCGGCGCCAGCCTACCACATGGACCTTGCGCCCCAAGTTGATTCTCTACACCCGGAACGACGCGGACCCGGAAGCAGCGCCGTCAACACAGCAGAACCTGCTCATCACGGCAATTGAGGCAAAGCTGGAATTAACACCGGGCGAGGCCATGGGCGGCGGAATCTTTACCGCCGACAGCGACGCGCCGCATACCACGCTGGGCGGGCTGGTCTCGTCTTGCCGAATCTTCGGCACCGTGGTCAAGGATGAGGGACTTTTTCAAACTCAGGGCATTGTCGAGATTCCCCTGGAGATTATAACGACCGCCTAAAAGGAGGCGCTTGATGGACCTGAAAACCGAAGCCGAAACCCCCACAGCCGAACCGGCCAAGTGGATAACCGAAATCGAGACCTGGTTCAGCGATCTGCGCGTGAACCTAAACAGCGTCTTGGACACCGAAGCCCACAACAAGCTCTATGCAGCCAAGGAAGCCCTCAAGGCTCGCCTGGCCGCGATTCTCTAACCGACCATCAACCGGGGTGTCATCGGAGGCCGACCCGATGACCACGCCAGAAAGCGAGTATCACCGTGGCTCAGTATAACTTTGGCGTCGGCCAGCTTTTCATCGTTCCGCCCGGCGCAAACCCTACCCCCGTCAACGTGGGCACATTGAAAGACGTGTCCCTGGACATTTCCCGCGACGTGAAGGAACTCATCGGCGCGAACGCCTTCCCCGAGGATGTCGCTCTGGGTAAGGGCAAGATCAGCGGCAAGGCGAAGTCCGGCCGTATTCAGGCCGCGCTCATCGCCTCCATCCTGGCAGGTTCCACAACCACAACCGGACAGACGGCAGCCGCCAACAACGAGCTTTCGACCATCCCCGGAACGCCGTACAGCGTGACAGCGCTCAATGGCGCAACATTCGTGCAGGACGGCGGTGTCTATGACTACACGGCAGGAAAGTGGCTGACGCTCGTTGCGCCCGGCACCCCTGCGTCGGGTCAGTACACCGTGACCAGCGCGGGTGTCTACACCTTCGCCGCGGCTGACACAACCCATTCCATCGGGCTGTTCTACACCTACACCCTCACCACCGGCAACAAGGTCGCCCTCACCAATCCGCTCATGGGCGCGGCGACGATCTTCCAGTTGAACTGCTTCAACACCTACGGGGGCAAGCAGTTTGGCTACACGCTGTACGCGGTAGTCATGCCAAAGCTGTCCTTGGCAGCCAAGCAGGACGATTACACCGAGACGGACATCGAGTTCCAGGGCTTCACCGACAGCCTGGGGCGCGTGATCTCGGTCTTCACTCAGTCGTAAAACCTTGGTGCGCGCCGCTGTCCATCCAATCTTTGAAAGGAGAGCGGAGTGCCAGAGCAGGCACAGTGGCGCGCACCATCACCCAAGCCTCAGGAGGCCGAAAGCATGAACTCCGTCACGATTCAGGGCACCGAGTACGATCTGCAACCCTTCACCGCCGGGCAGCTACGCCACCAGGCGTCTGCCAAGCTGGCAGCCATAGACGAAATCAACGGCCAACTCCAGGCCGGCACAATCTCACCCATGAAGGCTATGCCCGAGATGGTTGGGCTCTGCTGCGATCTGGTCCACCTGTCCCTGTCGAACAAATACCCCGATCTGACCTTGGAAGCGGTTGAGACGCTGCCCTTCGCGGAGATCCAGAAGGCCGTCGAAGGCGTTGCGGAGGTCACCGGCCTCAAGGGGGAAGGCAAGCCCCAGATGGTGAAGCGGGGCCGCTGAACTGGGGCGAGTTGTACGGGCTTCTCATCACCGGAACCGGATGGACGGCGCGCATTGTCGATTCCACGCCATGGCCGGATGTTTTGGACCTTCTGGGTTACTGGAAGGTCAGCCCGCCTGTTCATGTGCTGGTGCGGGCGTACATGGGCGGCGGCAAGTCTGAGCAGAGCATTACCCCAACGTCAGAGGCCGAGCTTGCGGCGGCCATAGCTGGTTTTGAGAGGCAGGGTCCATGAGCGACAATCCCGATCCGATTCAAGTAACAATCACGGCACAGATTCAGGGGCTGATGGATGGTCTCAGCGCGGCCACCGCTGGGGTCAAGGGCGCGACTGCTGATATTTCTAACTCCTTTAACGGGATGAATGTCACCGTCCTAAATACCTTCAAATCTATGCCGCCGGCCGCCGAACGGGCAGCCGACGAGATGGAGGAGACATTTTCTAAAACCGAGGCCCGCCACGCCGCCCACATGTTGGGAATGAACCGGGCTGTTGGGAGCTTCGCGGCCACGATACCCGGCGTCGGCGCGGCTCTATCGATGGCCTTCGCGCCGCTGGCCATCATAGAGATGATTATGTGGATCGCTAAGGGCGTTGAGAAGCTGATGGAATTCCGAGAGGCCGGGAAAAAGCTAGCCGAGGACCAGCAGGCTTTTGAAACAGCCGCCAACAACGCCTTCAACTCCCTGGGCGATAAAATCCTTGAGGCTGAAAAGAAGACCGACGAGCTTGCGGGCGATCACATGGGTGCGCTTGCAGTTGAGCTTCAACTTATCGATCACACCTCGATGAAAGATTTGGTTGCGCAATTTGATCTGATAGGCAACGCCGCCGACAAGGTGTTTTCTGACCTGACCAGTCACTGGTACACCTTTGGCCAAGGCTCTGACGGGGCTAAGCATGCGCTCGATGAATTCAATGGGAAGTACAAGAATCTGCTGTCTCAGGGAACCGATAAAGGGAAGCAGGAAGCCAGCAATCTGCTCTCGGGTACTCTCCAGACCGCCTACGACATATTGAAGGCACAACAAACCATCGTCGCCAACCGTCAGAGCGGCGAGGGAATGACTGATGAGCGTTTCCAAGCCGAGAAGGTACTTGAGGCGCATAAAGTCAGCCTGGTTGTCTCTGATAGCGAAGTCTCCGCACAGAAGGAACTCTTGGAGGCGCTCGGTAAGCAGGTGATGGCCGAGGAGCAAATAAAAACCTTAACTGCGGATAACTCTAAAAACGCCAAAACCGAAGCGGGCAATAAGGGCGACGGGAAAGGAGACAAGGCCGACAAAGACCCGTCCTCAGAGCAGATGACGGGGTTCAAACAGGAGCTAGAAGCCAAGAAAGGACTCGAGGAGAACTGGTTCACATGGTCGATTGCCCGTGAGATTGCCTTTTGGCAGGAGAAAAAAACGGCGGCTGGCCTCGGTGCTAAAGCCGTCGCAGACATCGACGACAATATCAATAAGCTCAAACAGAAGGGGGCCGAGGAGGACGAGAGAAACGCCGAAAAACACTTTGAGCGCCTATACAGTGCGTCCGCAAAGGGCAGCGAGGAGCGCGTCAAGCTAGCCTCGGATGAGGTTGCGCGAGTCGGTGCTGTCTATCACAACCTTGGCCCGGCGTATGAGGCTGCCCAAGCGAGATTGACTGAAGCAACCAAAGAACAAGCAGCGGCGCGCAGGGCGCTCGAAAAGGCGCAGATTGATGGGGAGCGTACTTTAGAGCTTGAGGGGGCAGACAAGATAATCCAGCTTGACCGCGAACGGCAGGCTGCGGGAAGGATCAGCAAACAGGCCCTTCTACAGGACGAAAAGGATTACATCAAGACGAAATATGGGATTGAACTTCAGGCCGCGCAGGACGAGTTGAAGCTCCTTACGGAAGGGACGGCAGCCTATCAGGTCCAGATGGACAAGATATTGGCCATGAAGCGCAAGGAGACTGCCGAGGAAGCCACGCTCGACAAGAAGGCCGCGGCTGATCACCTGAAAACCACAGAGAAGTGGGTTGACGGCCTGACCTCCGGCTTTAGCTCCGGCATCTCGGGAATGATTAAGGGAACCGAGAGCTTTGGGCAGGCCTTCAAAAACGTGATGGGCTCAGCTGTGGATTTCATTATTCAGCAGATGGTCAAAATGCTGGCCAAGCACCTTTCTGTCGAAATCGCCAAGACTACCGCGACAACGGCGCAAACGGGGGTGCGGACGGGAGCTCAATCGGCGGCTGATGCAAAGACTATGGCCAGCGACACGGTAACCGCTGCCCATCATGCGGGAGTGGAGGAGGCTAAAACCGGCTCTACATGGGCCGGATCTGCGGCGCGTGTTGCAGCCGAAATATGGGCCTCTCTGAAAACCATGGCCACCAAGCTTGCAGAGGGCATACAGTGGATCGCAATTGAGGGCTGGAAGGCAGCGGCCTCGGCCTGGGCATCGATCAGCGCCATTCCGGTCGTAGGGCCGTTCCTTGCCCCTGCCGTTGCTGCCGGCGTCGTTGCTTCTGTAATCGCTCTCGGAATGCACCTTTCGTCGGCGGCGGGGGGTTGGGAGCGCGTCCCACAAGATACGCTGACCATGTTGCACAAGGATGAGCAGGTGCTTCCTGCCAGCTATGCTGAGGGTCTGCGGAAGGTTGTAGGCGGCGGAGGTAGCCCAGGCGGAGGCAGTTCAACGACGAATGTCAACTTCCACGGCTGCTTTGACGCTAAATCCTTCTGGCAACAGCAGCAAGGGAATGTGCTGAGCACAATTCAGGACGGCTTGAAGAACCGGCGTGGATGACACTTACTGTTTGGCGTCCCGCACGGCGCGGATTGCATAGGGCTCATTTCCGGTATCCAGGCGCACGTTGAATACACCCTTCAGCTCGTCCAAGGTGGCTGGCAAGTCTTTGCCCACGTTTTCTGAACCGATAGGGCTATAGCAGGCCACTGCCATAGGGTGATTTACGGTCGAGAGCTTGTATTCCTTATCCCCGAAAGTTGCCAAGACGGAGACTTCAGCGCAGGTGTCAACCTCGGTAATGTGAAGGTTTTTAGGCGCTGTTTTGTGGCAACCCGCAAAAGCAACGCTGCACACTCCAAGCAAGATCAGGGCTTTCATGGTCTATCTCCTCACCCATAGTGGTTTACCGCACCGGGGCGTTACAAGTCAACCTTTTACGCCAGAAAGTTCAACCCATGCAGCAACTTGCACCCATGCAGCATTGGCAAAAATCGGGCGCTGTGCTATCTTGCGAACTGACCATGACGCACCCCATGTTCGCTCCCGAAAATAGCCCGGTCCGGTTCGTGATTGCCAAACAGGCGCTCCAGCGCCGCGAGAAGGAACTGCTCAAGGAGCTAACCAGCGTCCGCGTTTCTCTTGAGGCCATCGAGGAGAGGATCGTAGCGGACCGGGAGGCGATAGAGAAGGGCACCGTCAAACCCACACCGCCAGAGGAAACGCCGCTGGAGACAGCCATGGGTAGAGTCGTTGCGAAGATGGAGAGTAGTTGCCTTCCGGAGCACGAGCCAGACCCGAAGCCCAACTGACCGGCACAGCCCAGAAGGGTGTATCATCACTTTAGTAGTTCGTGGGCGCAAGCCCGCTAAACCCCAGCCTGGGACACAATAGGGCTAGAGCGAGCCGCCCAGCGCGGCTCCTTCGCTTTTCTGGTCACCCCACACATACAAAGATCAGCCATAAACCGCTCTCGGCTCACCCCGAGGGCGGTTTCCTGCCAATTTCTGCGCTAAACTGTGTCTGAATAGCAACAGAGTGTTCCACGTGGAACACAGAGGGCGCGGACGGCATGAGTTCCTTGTTTTTCCCATCAGGGTTGAAGGGTCTGGACATTGAGGTCACTCGAACCTCGCAGTTCGCCACGCTGATTCAGACCGGCGCCAGCGGAAAAGAGCAGCGCGCCAGCTTCTGGACCATGCCCCGATGGACCTACGAATGGACCCTGAATTTCGTCCGTCAGGCCGGTTTCTCAGCAAAAACGCTCTCTGACGAGCTTATGCAGCTTGCCTCGTTCTTCAACACCATGCGCGGGGCCTGGGATTCCTTCTACTTCATCGACCCAGTGAACGGAAACCCGGTGGCTGTCTCGTTTGGAACCGGCACCGGCGCGCAAGCCTCTTTCCCGTTGGTTGACAACGAGGGATTTCCGGTGGGAATCATCCAGTCTGCCGCGATCTATAAGAACGACTGGCAAGGCTGCCAACTGCTTAGCCCGAACCCGCGAACAAATTATTTAGGGGGGTCTTACAATTCCGTCCCACAACAGATGGGTCCGCCGACCAACCTGACAATCACCTCGGGGATAAGTGACCCGGCAGGGGGGAGCAATGCGTTCACCCTGACAGCGACAGCAGCAAATGCAAATGTCCAGGGATATGGAGGCGGCGTTCCTCCGGGAAATTATTGCAGTTCTGTGTGGTTGCGGCGAAGGACCGGAAGTGGGGCGGTTTTAATTTCTGGCCCAACGGTCGCGAACGCTCCTGTCGCAGTAAACATAACTTCGTCATGGCAACGGTTCTACCTATCAGGCCCCTATAACTCCACTTACAATGTTGCGTGCCTGGGAATCTATCTCGCGGTTTCCGGTGATCAGGCGGATGTTGCGTTTGGGCAAGTTGAGCCTGGAACCACTCCGACCAGCTATATCCCAACACTTACCGCACTCCCTACGACCGTCACTGATTACGCCCTCAACTCCACAACCGGCATTGTGACCTTCTCCACAGCCCCGGCGTCCGGAGCGGCGCTGACCTGGACCGGCCAGTTCGCCCGCATCTGCCGGTTTGTCGAAGACACGATTGACTTCAAGCGGTTCATGCAGCTTGCCTGGGACGGCGGAACGGTCAAGGTGATAACGCTCAAATGAAATATGCCTCCAGCGGAATGATCGCGCTCCTCGATGCGGGCGGCCCGTACACCATGGCGGATTGCTTCACTGTGACGCTTCAGGGCGGCTCCGTCTACCGCTGGACGAACGCCGACATTTCGCTGATGTTGGCGGGCAACCTCTTCACCTGTTCTCTCGACCAGGGCGGTCAGCCGCTCGTGAAGCGCGGGGCCATCCGCAACGCACGGGGAACCGAAGTCGCCACAATGGACCTTACTCTCTTCGCCGGCGGATCTGGCCAGCTCATGGGAACAAATATCTGTCTGGCGGCTCACAATGGGGCCTTTGACGCGGCGCGGGTGCGTGTGGAGCGCGTTTTCTCAGCTTTCTCCGGCGATACCTCGAACGGCTCCGTCGTACTTTTTGAGGGCAACTGCGCTGGCGTGGACCCGTCCTCGACTCAGGTTGTCCTGCACGTCAAGAGCGACCTGGAGCTTTTGCAATATCAGATGCCCCGGATTCTCTTCCAGCCTGGATGCGCCAACTGCTTTGGGGATTCCGGATGTGGCATCAACCTGGTGAGCATTACTACGGCCGGCACGGTGGGCGCTGGCCCGACGGCTAGTGTGATTCCTTCGGGCATTACCGGAAAGGCCGCGGGGTTCTTCAATCTAGGAGTGCTGGTAATGACCTCTGGAGTAGCCGCCGGCTCCCGGCGCTCCGTGAGCGGCTTTACCAGCGGGGGAACGGTCACGCTTGCCGTTCCCCTTCCCCAAAGCCCTTCCGTTGGGGATACCTTCAACATCTATCCCGGTTGCGCCCGCACAGCGGCTGCTTGCGCGGCTTATAGCAACAGCAACAACTACCAGGGCTTCCCCTACGTCCCGGAGGCGTCCACCAGCCTATGACCGCATTGGATGAGATGCTACAGCGCGAGGCGGTGGTTGCCGAGGCCCTTACTTGGGTTGGCACTCCGCACCATCACCATGCCCGCGTCAAGGGCGCTGGAGTGGATTGCGGCATGATCCTTGTCGAGGTCTACACCCGCGCTGGAATCAAGAATGTTGCTGACCCCGGAGAATATGTCCAGGACTGGTTCATGCACCGCGACGAGCCGGTTTACCTCCAAATACTCGAAAAGTACGCCTCAAAGATCGATGGGTCTCCACAGCCGGGAGACATTGCTCTCTATCAGTACGGGCGCAACCCGGCGCACGGAGCCATCGTCATCGAGTGGCCGACCATCGTTCACAGCTATATGAAGGCTGGCGCGGTTGTGCTTGACGATGCGGTTGCGAATAAAGAGCTTGCCGAGCGGTTCGTGGGCATCTGGTCGCCCTGGGCAAAAGCGAGGGCGATATGAGCGGTCTATTCGGGGGCAATACTTCGAACGCGCAAGCGCCGGTTAGGCTGGTGGGCGTCCAGGTTTCGACTGCGATGTATGGCAAGCCGAAGCCGCTCGTCTACGGCTGCACGAAAATTGCAGCCAACATGATCGATTACGCGGGATTCACTTCTAAGCCAACTTCATCGGGCGGCAAGGGTGGAGGCGGCGGCGTCTCAGGTTATAACTACTGGTCTGACCTGATTCTCGCCCTGTGCGAGGGCGGCGCCAGCGGAATCGTCGGGGTGCAGCGCGTCTGGCAGGACAAAGACTGTTACACGCTCAGCTATTACGGCCTCTCGCTCATGACCGGTGCGCGCCCGCAAGCGCCCTGGGCGTCCTGGCTTAGTAAATGGCCAAGCCGTGCGCTCGGCTACAGTGGAACGGCTTGTGTCGCCGCCCTTCAGGTTGCGCTCGGCTCTGATGGATCACCGCCCAATTGGAACTTTGAGGTCCAGGCGCTGCTGGGCACAGAGCAAGACCCAAACTGGGCAGGGTCATACGACGCCATGCCGTCGGCAGTGCTGCTCGATCTGCTCTCGAATCCGTACTATGGGGCTGGATTCACGGCGGCGCGCATCGCCGATCTCGTGACCGGTGCGCATAGCTTCCAGACCTATTGCACCGCCTGCGGCTTTGCCATCAGTCCGGCTTTCAGCGACCAGGACGATGCGGCAACTTGCATTCAGCAGATCCTCGACGCGACAAACTCGGAGATCGTCTGGAGCGCTGGCCCAAGCGGTATGACCCTCAAGGTCATTCCCTGCGGCGACACCCCCATCACGGCCAACGGCGTCACTTACACACCAAACACCACACCGCTATACGACCTCACCAATGACGATTTTCTAGGGGTTATTGGCAAGGACGGAAAGCCGACGGGCAACGACCCGATAGCAACTCAGCGGTCGAGTGTTCAAGACATAAAGAACGATGTGCCGGTGGAGTTTTGGGACCGCACAAGCAGTTACGATGTGAGCGTTGTTGACTCTCCGGAGTCGTCCGATGTTTCCATGAACGGCCTCAAGCAGGACTCGCCGCTCACCCTCCATCTCATCACTCGTATTGCTCATGCGCAGCAAATCAGCGCCATAAAGGCCCAGCGGAACGTCTTTGTCCGCAATACTTACACCTTTAAGGTGGGCTGGCAGTACATCCTTCTCGAACCGATGGACCTGGTAACCCTGACGGACTCCATCACCGGCCTGACTCGGAAAATCGTCCGCATCGTCTCGGTGGACATGCCCGATGAGACGAGCGAAGAGGACGGTCTGGCCATCACGGCGGAAGAATGGCCTTTTGGCATTGGCACAGCCACACTCTACCCGGCCCAGGCCAACAGCGGAAACAGCGCGGCTTCAAGCCCAGGCCCCTCGGTGACCAGCGTTGTCATCTTTGAGCCCCTTGCCGCCATGTCTGAATCGGGAGGCCCAGAAATCTGGATTGGAGCTTCAGGGCCTCCTACCCTTTGGGGCGGTTGCAATGTTTGGGTGAGCGTTGACGGTGGCAGCAGCTACGGCGCCGCACCCGTGGGCACCATCAACGCATCGGCGCGCATCGGTGCTCTCACGGCTACGCTTCCTTCGGCTGCAGATCCGGACACCACGGACACGCTGGCCGTGAATCTCGCCGCCAGCCTTGGCACGTTGAACAGCACCAGCGCCAACGGGCGCGACGCCTTCGCCACTGCCTGCCTTGTGGACTCTGAGATCATTTCCTATCTCACGGCCACGCTGACCGGCGCGAACGCCTACAACCTCACGTCCTTGCGGCGCGGGGCCTATGGTTCGACGATTGCCGCCCACTCGTCCGGTGCCAGCTTCATGTTCCTCGATGACGCGGTCTTTAAGCTCCAGTTCGATAAGTCGCTGATCGGGAAAACGCTCCATGTTAAATTCCAGAGTTTCAACGGCGTTGGGTCGGGCTACCAGGACTTGAGTACATGCACGGCCTACAGTTACACTCCCGCAGGCGTCGTCTATTTGGTCAAGCCGCTCTATGTGAGCGCAGACGGAACCTATCACGTCTCGTCCGGCCTGATTGCGCAAGGCGGTCTCGCGCCTTTTCAAAGTATCGCCCTCACATATTCCATGACAGCCAGCGCTGTGACTGTTTCTGTCGCCGCGCAGTCCATGCTCCGATCGGACGGCTCAACCTTTTCGGTTGTGGCAAGCTCGGCTTCGTGCACAGGGCTTTCAACCAGCACAACCTATTACCTATACCCCTATATCAGCATCACCGATGGAAAAATCTACCTCGCGAATGGCAGCCCTGCCCCCACATCGGCAAATTCCTTGATGGCCGCCCAGGCCGCCCTCGATGGCCGCTATCCTCTGAGCGCGCTCTCGGTTACTACTCCCGCCTCCGGAAGCGGCGGCGGGGGCGCCGGCGGCGGTTGCCCAGAAGCGGCCGAGTTGGTAGACATTCAAGGCAAAGGCCAGGTCGCCGCTGGAAAGGTGATGGCCGGGGACTGCATCAGGGGAAAATGCCTGCAAACTGGCGAGGATGTTTACCGGGTGGTTCTTCAGACCCGTGCGGAAACTTGCCACGCCTGGCGCATCTTGGACGGCCACCGTGTCAGCCCATGCGAGGCCGTCTATGACAACGGCCAATGGACTCCAGCTTTCCGTGTGGCCGGCACGGCCTTTGACGGGTCGGTTGGCATCAAGGCGGAAATCGAAGTCGAGGCCGACGATTACGGGGAGCACAACTACTATCTCGTGTCCGGAACCCAAAGGCTGATCCACAACGGAATGATCGGGAGCTAACTATGGCGGCGCGGTGGTTTTACAGCCAGTTCTTTGCTGACCCTCAGACGCGAGCCCTGACGCCTGTCGCGACGGCATACGGAAACGGGTGGTACTGCCCGATTCTGCCAACGGTTGACGGCGGCTGGGCGCTCTGTCAGGTCAACAGCGGATCGCACCAGCTTGAGGCCGCGGCGCAAGACCCGAGAGTAATCGTCCTCCCTCTTCTCTTTGACCCCGCGCCGGTTTCGCAGACCGTCATCGACGCCTATTCGGCGCAAGGAGCAATAGCGGGGATGAGCATGGGGGCGCTGATCTCCAAACTAGCCGAGTTGGAGCCATGTTTTGGGGTGGCAATGCCGGGAACGGGATAATTTTGTCGTTTCGCGCCCTGTGAGTGTGTCTAAAACGCCACAAATCGACAGAGAATGAAGGAAAGGGCCACCAATGATCGATTGGAATACCGTTTTATTTCAATCCGGCATCGTGCTTGGGGGAATGGCGATTTCAGGAGCCACCGCATGGATAGTTCTCGCAACGCGTACAAGTTCCGGTCTCACCGCAGTGGGCCGCACGATGGATGAGGTTAAAACGGAGCACTCAAAGCGTCTCGACGGTCACGACGTCGATCTGCTGGATATTCGGGCAAACTACGTTTCTCGCCGGGAATTGGACGAAAAGATGTCCTCTTCGATGGCATCGATCAACGCCAACTACGCCAACATCAAAGAGCAACTGACCACACATGGGCGCTGGTTGGAGTACGCGGTTTTCAACAAAAAGCCCGATCAGCCCAGTATCAGTGGCTGAGCAAGGAGTAACTCATGCAATTCAGCGCTACTGGAATGGAATTACTGAAGCGGTCCGAGGGCTTCCGCAATCGCGTTTACCTGGACATTGCCGGACTGCCAACCGTTGGCTATGGCCACAGGTTGCTCCACTCCGACTCATTTCCTAACGGAATCGACGAGCCACAGGCCGCGCAAATCCTTGCCGCCGACGTGCGCGATTCCGAGCAGGCCGTCGAGCGCCTGGTGAAGGTTCCGTTAACCCAGGGCCAGTTCGATGCACTCGTGGACTTCACCTTCAACCTTGGTGCCGGGCGTCTGGCAAACTCCACGCTGCTGAAGCTGCTGAATAATGGCCGCTATGACGACGCCAGCGAGCAACTGCTGCGCTGGGACCGCGCTAACGGAGAGGTAATCACCGCGCTGAAGACGCGCCGCGAAGCAGAAATCGAACTATGGAATCAGGAGGTAACGTCGTGAAACTACCAGAACCCTTTTGGGCAGTCCTACTCGCAATCTTGGGGGTGATCGTTGTATTGGCCGTCCTTTTTCATCCGGAACCGGTCGCTATCGGGACTGCGGTCCTCGCAATCGCAAGCAACCTTGTCAGCGGCGCTCTCGGGGCCTTCGCTGGCCATGCAAGTTCAAACAGCACATCCTCAGGCCCCAACGCCACGATCAACAATCCTGGCGCCACCTTTCCCGATGGACCAACCCAGTAACCCGGCCACAAAGGAGGCCAAAAACATGATTACGTTCAAATCAGTAGGTCATTTCTTCGCAACCGTCTTCCAAAAGGTCGTTGCCGCCATCCCGAAGGTTGAGGCAACCGCGACAGCCGTCGAGGCCGTCTCCGCCGTCGTACCTGTCTACGGGCCACTTGCGGTGCCTATCGAAAAGGCGGGGTATGCCGTCTTGGGAGAACTGGCGGCCGTACTAACGGCGGGAGGTGCAGCGGCTGAGGCCAAACTTTCTGATGCTGGCCTCGACGTGAATGTGATCGCCACGGTCAAGGCGCTCGTGGCAAGCATTCCGCAGTTCGTAGCACTCGCAAAGACGTTCTGATGACCCGCCTCCTCCAACTCGCGCACTTCGCCCTTATCCTGGCCGTCATCGCATTTCTTGCCTTGACGGCCTGGGGCGCTTTTGGGCTAAACCAGCACACCATCACGCTCATCGACGACGCCGATTATGCGTTGAGGCATCCGGTCGACGTGCAGACCAACGCCGCTCTCCGGGGAATCCTTACTTCTGTGCAGGCCTTCGCCCAGGACGCGGCGGAAGAGATGCACTCTATTGCGCATCCGTCCAAGGGGCAAAAGGTTCTCGACGACGCGGCCAAATTCATCCCGCGCATTTTCTAAGGAGACCCATGAAACGCAAAGCGCAAATCCTAATTCTCGCGGCCCTCGTGGCCCTCCTGATGCTTCTGTTTCCCGCCTTAGTGTTCGCGCAGATTCCCACCGGCTGCGTGAGTGTTTACGGGTCCGGGATGAATGGCTCCAGCGGCATGGTCCCGGCTCAAGGAACGATCACCTTCTCCCCTGTCAACGCCTCCGGGTCGTCCATCAGTTACCTTGGCGCATGCGGCGGTATATCTGGCCAACTTTCGAGTGCCCCAATTACAGCGGCGATCATCAATGGGGCTTTCTCGGTCGCGTTGCCTGATGTGACGCTGACCAATCCGCCGAGCATCTGCTTTTCGGTGGTAGCCACGGAAACCGGCACAGGGGCGAATCTCATCACGCCTGGAGGATATAAGTGTCTTAACCCCCATGGGTCGCCCACAGGGAGCGGTGACTGGTGCCAGAGCATCGGCTGCAACTTCAACGCCTATGCTCCCACCTTCACCGCACCCTCTCAGGCCTATAACCCGCCAGATCTGCTGACAATGTGGAACAACCTGGTCTCCACAAATGGTCCGGTATCGAAATCGACGGCGGTTGATGCCTCAACAGTGACCTTAAACACGGCGGGCGCTTCCATGAGCGCGTTTACCCTCCCGCTCTATGCTGTGGGGCCACCAGCGGCGTCCGATGGAATCACGGCGCGCACCATCAATGTCACGGGGCTAACCGCGAGCACATATTTCACGATCATTATCAACCCGCTGCATTCGATGACCGCGCCGACGGCTCAGTCCGTCACCTTTGGAACCGGCTGCAACTGGCAATTCACATCTAATCAGAATGTCGTGCTGTCGGGCAACACTCTGACCATCCCCGCTTGGGCAACAGGCACCTATATGGGGTTTTTTTATTACGACGGGACAAACTGCGTGGGGGTTGTTGGTAACTGATTTTACGCGGGGGCACACCATGGACGGGGTTGTGAATCTGAAGATCTGCGAGGCCTGCGGTTGCCTCTGGTGCCGTCCTCAAGGGACGTCGAGCGCGTACTGTGCCCCGTGTGAGATAACGCTGTCCAATTTCCCCACATCAGAGAGCCGGGTACGGCGCGGGCGGCGTCCAGCGCATAAAGCGGGTCAACTCGTCCAGGTATTCGCGGTGGCCGACGATGCCGGGGGTGGGCAGTGAAGAAAGCTCATGAAGTCACGGCCACAGACCTCTATTTTTTTCGACGTCATACCCATGGCCTGCTCAGGCGATACCTCTACTGCTCGATGCAGGCGGCTCGGGTTGGCTCGGGCATGATTGACTCCGTGGGTAGAGGGTGGGTTTCCAGCCGGCCAATCCGCAACTTCGAGGAAGCAGTCATCTTCGTCCATGACATGGAGAAGTGCATTAAGGCGTTGCCATCCCTCGACCGGGCCATGCTGGAGAGAATCGTCCTCCAGGAGTACACACACCCCGAGGCGGCTCAGTTGCTTGGGATGGGCGAGAGAACCATCGCGTACAAGTTCCCCGTGGCCATGGACCGGTTGACAGCGAAGCTGATCGAGGCTGGTCTGCTGATTCTTCCGAAAGCCGCCTTACCAGATGGCCGGGTTTAAACAGGGCGGGGCTTAGAATCCTGCACCCTCGCCGATATGGCGCTTTTGGGTGGGCCAGTCGAGGTCGTTGTAAGTGACCCCTCGGCTGGAGATCGTCATGGCGGGAACCTTGTCCGCACCGCCGTATGCCTGCGCGAACAAGGTATTCAGCTTATCCAGGCAATCGAACGCGTTCGCATTGCATAGGTTGAACTTGAGCGGCCTGAACGGTAGCTGGCGCCAGATGCGCGGAGCTTGCTTATGTCTCATCCTCGCGCCTTGGCCTTTCCCCTTTTGGGCTTCTTCGGACACACCGGCCAGTGCTTCCGGACCTCTGCTGCCCCGAACAGCTTTCCGCAATGCTTGCAGGGTGTCATCACCTTGGGCCTAGGGCTGGCCAGCTTCTGGCGACGCCTTCCCGCCTCAGCGATGATTGGTGCGTCCGGAACCTCGCTAAAGTCCCACACGTACTCCTCTTTCTTCGTGCCCACTTTCGGCCTCCGGGTCAACTTTCTCTGACCCTTCAGCATACCGCAAAGCCTTGATACCGGCCAAGATGCAGATAGTAACCACAGCAAGGAGGGCGAGGGCGAGAGTCCGGTGGTTATGCCACGCGAACCGAGCTCCCAGCGAGAGCCAGAAGGCGATGCTGAACGGGAAAGCGATCAGGCAACCGACAAAGAATTTGAGGCCGTCAGCGTCGCCGCGAATTTGGGTGCTCATCGTTTTGCCTCCTGGCTCACCGGGTGGTAGCGGTTGACGTTGTGGCGGGGGATGATGCCAAAGAACCGGAGAGCGTCTATTGGTCCCTCGCTGTGCGTCGTGCGCGGCTTGAGCCCGCGCTCACAGACCGGGCACGGAATCATCAGGCTGCCGGTCTCGTCGTCGATGGAACTCATGTCTACAATCTGGACTCGCTTGTAGGAGCCGGGGCACAGGTTGATTGCTTTTCCTTTTGGCATCAAACGGCCTCCGAATTGGCGATCTCTAACAGCACATCAGCGTGACAGACCCCATCGGGACGGCACCAGCACGCCAAATTCTTCCCCTTGAGTTCACGCCTCACGTCATCAACGGTGAAAGAGAGCATCCCGTTGAGTAGGTAAGACCGGAATAGATTTACTGCCCCCTGGGCGGTCAACCCCTCCTCGATTTTGAACGGATTGCCCCATTTTCCTGGTCGGCTTACACTTACTGCGCCGTCCGGCATTCTCCATCCCTTGGTGCGTTTACGCTGAATTCTCTCTGCCATCACAAAACCCCCATTTCTGCGCGCAAATCGTCGAGAAGGTCAACAGCGGCGAAGCCCTCGCTGGCCATGGTCTGACCGGCGGCCCATTCCGCGTCAACCTGCAAGTAAAGATGATCTGAAGCGTTGCGAAGTATCTCGCCGACGACTCTTATTTCGAATTCGGTCCCGGAGACCCATTCCAGCGCGTCAACGCTGCTATTTCTGCCCTTGAAGGCTCGCGCCCTGTCTATCGCGTCGATTGCTTCAATATTCACGTTGGCCTTTCTTTTCCCGCCGCCTGCCCGGTTACACGAGCCTACGGGTCCACGTTCTCTCTTTGCCGGACGTCTCGTCCTTGCGGACTCACGCTTAAATCTGCGGGGCGGCGGGTTTGCTACTTCATTCAATTTAGCATATAAGTCCTATATGTCAAGAATAAAATCAAGAAATCGTTACTCGCGTGACAGCCATCACAGTTCCGCGCCCGCTCCAAGCGCCAGCCGATATATATAAGGTGCAAGCATCTTTCCGGGGCGTTTGTTCCGAACTGGAGCGCCCTTTAAAGAAATTTCATTTATTTTAGGGAAATCACTTGACAAGTAGGACATATGTGTTAGAGTCACCATTGAAGCGAGCTTTCAGTGGGCTAAGGAGTGTAATGAAGACCCACCAGAAAGTTATTTTTTCAGACTTCGTCGAATCCTGGGGTCCGAAGGTGCTACCGATGTGGAAACCTTCAAGCTCTATAACCGCTAGGCAGCACATCCGCCGGTTCCTGATTCCGGCATTTGGACAGATGAGACTTCAAGACATCAATTCGGAAGCCACACAGGGCATGATCGCTGGAATGGTCCGGCTCGGGGCGAGTCGTTCCTATGTGCTGAACGTGCTGGGCACGCTCGGCTCGATCCTCACCAGCGCCATTCAATGGGGTCACGAAGCTCAGAAGGTTGACCATTCCCGTCTCGTGATTCCCTGCGAGGGCGAAAAGCAGCGGGGCAAGACGTTCCTCCCCGAGCACGTCAAGCAAATCCTTGAGGCGGCTCAAGAGCCTGAGCGGTCCTTGTACGCGGCAGCAGTGCTGACCGGCCTTCGCTCTGGCGAACTGGCGGGTCTGTGCTGGGAAGACATCAACATGGAGAGCGCATACCTCGAGGTTCGGCGCTCTTGTTTTCGAGGTCAGATGCAAGCGGTCAAGAGCCGCGCTGGAAACCGCGTAATTCCCCTACCGGACGCACTTATAACCGTCCTACGAGCGCATCAGGAGCGTACGGGCAACACCACAGGCCTTGTGTTTCGAGGGCGTGATGGTGGCCCGGTCAACATCAACGATTGGCTGACCAGGCGTCTGGCGCCACTCCTCAAGCAGCTTGGGATTCCACGTGCAGGGCTTCACGCCTTCCGCCACGCGCAATCTTCGGCCCTTGTCGCAACCGGAGCGAATCCGAAAATTGCACAGGCCCAATTAGGGCATAGTGACATTCGGGTCACTCTTGATCTATACTCGCATATCATCGGCGACGAACAACGCAAAGCGGTTTCACGGGCGGCAGAATGCTTTATGCCCACGCTTTTAACTGGGACCGGGAGAGTAGTGTGA